AGTCATATTTGACTTCATAATGTCCATACCTTTAATGTCTAATTCTTCTACAGGAACACCTTCTTTATTTACAATAAATTGAGCATAGCGTCTTTTACCTGCAAAATAACCCCTTTCAAGTATTACTTCACTTTTCAATTCAAAGTAAACATTATCACAATTGAATTGTGTTTTACACAATTTTTGTAAAAAAGGACTAGTTTTTTCTTGATATTCACTTGTTATTTGTAAAGCAACAGGAACAATTTGTTCTCTAGATTTAATGTCTAATTCAGGATGTCTTTTAGCAATTAAGTCTTTCATTTGGAAAAACAAACTGTCTGTGTCAGCTGTTACAACGTAATCATTGTCTGATTTTAATTCTGAATTGATTTCTTCGTTTACAAATTTAATTGATTCTTGGTCTAGTCTTTGACCAGTTAAAGTAATAGCTTTACTAATAAATAAGTTTCCATCACTATATCTCCAACTGTTTTTAGCAAAACATCCATAAACGTCATTTAGTTTAATTTTGAAAGCATGTTGTCTTTTATTGTAAAATTCTCCCAATTCAGGATTATTTAGTACTTTAAAAGCTTCTTTCATTTTATTTTTGTATTCTTTTCGTTTAGCAAACCAATCATCTAAAATTTCAGACACTACACTTTTACGATCTGTTCTAAACACAGTGCCATTAGCACTAACAATTAAATTTTTACTTTCTATAAATTCAATAAATTGGCTTACAGGCATTTCTATTTGTTGAACCTTACGATTGTTTGTAATTCTTTCAACAATAAGTGTTTTATTAGGATTGAGTTGTTTTAAGTCTTCTAAACCATACTGATTGAAATATTTATCATGGCTTTGTATTTTACAAACCAACGTTTCAATTCCCATGTTTAAATTTCTAATAATTGAAGGATACAATGAAGTAAAGTCTAAGTCACTTACCCACTCATATAAACCAGGCACAGGATCTTTCAAGTAACCACCAGCATATTCTTCTTCTGCTTCTTTTAATGCAGGATTCATTGTTGTTGGTTTGTTGGGACTCACGATGTCTTTGCGACGCAAATAGGTTAAGATGGCACCTTCGTTGAGAGCAGTACTATAATAAATATTTTCATACGTTGTGTGACAAAGATGACATATATTTACAGTGAGGTCAATAAACTGAAGTTTGTTGTCTAATGCAACTATAATTTCTACGTCTCGTAAGTTGTACTCAATAAACTTATGAGGATCTTCTTTAAATAATTTGTCTAAACTTCCTTCATATTCTATTTTTCCTAGTTTAACATATTTTTCTCCTATAGCAGCTAATGTGTAACTAGGTTCTTGTTTTGTAATAAACTTTTTATGAAGCAACATATAGTCAAGGTGATTGAGACCTTCAATTTTCAATGTTGATTCTTGCTTGCCTGTTTTTTTATTAAAGAAGTCTTGTGATTTTACTTTTTTTAAAGGACTTAATCTGTTAGCATAATCATTTCCTAGTACTTGACAAATTCTATAATAAAGATAAGGCATGTCGAAAAATTCACTGTTCCAACCACTTATAATTGTTGGATCACATTCTTCCCACTTGTCAAGAAATCCTTTCAACAAGTCTTTTTCTGTGTAGTATGGAATAATTTCTTTGTTTTCTTCTTCTAAAGCAGAAATTTTACGGCTTTCATCTAAAATTAAACAATAGTACTTTTTAAGAGTACAATCATAAAGAGCAACTGAAGTGATTTCCATAGGTGCTCGTTTTATGTATTCTGTAGTTAATGCTCCACCAATTTTACACTCAATGTCTAAAAATAGAACATTGTGAAATTTAGGAGGTTCATCATTGTTTTTGTAAATGTCTACTAAAGCATTTGTTTCAACAGGAATGTCTATTTCAAAAAACAAGTCAGGACGATTTTTGTCAAATTCTTTTACAGGGCTTACTCTTTTTCCTTCTAAAGTAAAATATTCACCTTCAGAGTCTAACTTATAATAAGTAGGAGTATAAGGAACGTTTACCCATCCTTTTTCATCGTCTCTAATGGTTGCCGTTTTAGTATAATAATTGTAATTAATTGATTGATACATATCTTTTACTATAGTATAAGTAAAATACTAGCGTAAAACAATCAACTTAAAGTTTAAGAAAATCTTCAGCAGTTACAACATTTTCATTTATTACTACTTGTCCTTTAGTAGTGTATTGCATCTCATGAGACAAGTAAGCATTTATAGTATCTGGAATTAAGTAACCATGCAATTTCATTGACATTTTAGAAGAAACAGTGCGTTCGTCTTCATTTGAATACTGTACAGTTGTAGGAAAATTATCAATGTTTACTCTAAAGTAGTATCTTCTTTTGTCACCCCAATAGCTATTTTCAGCATATTGAATTGCTTCTTGAATTCTGTTTAATTGTTCAACAAAGTCAGCATATACAATTAAATCATAAGTAACAGTTACATAATCAGGATGAGCAACAACCATCATTTCTTTTACAGGAACTTGATTGTTTAAAACGTTAAAGTTACTATAAGCGTTTTTAGGTGTGTATTGTTTTTCAAAAACATGAACATTTTGAGCATAATTACCGTCAAGATTTCTGCTTATGTTTCTGTTTTTAGTTACGTCTGTTCTGTTGACTACAATAAGAGGGGTAATAATTTTTCCACTTGCGTCTCTTAAGTAGCCTTCTTTTTGAATACTAACCCATCTTTCAGGGAAAGCATAAATAACAGGCACGTCTACTAATTCTGTGTTAGAATACACAGTTGGTTTTATGTTGTTTTTTATGTGTTCTAAAACAGCAGTATCTATGTCTATTAGTTTAACACTAAAGTTTTTTTCTCTAGAGTCTCTTTGAGATACTTTTAATGCTCTATTTTGACGATCTACTAAAGGACTTTTCCCATAACCTGCTTCTTCATAAGGCACAATTTTTTCCTGTACTGCTTGTGCGGGAGTTTTTGGTATGGGTTTTCTAACTTGCATTATTGTATTTTATAAGGTAATAAATTAAGTTTAACAGGTCTAGTCATTATAGTATCTACTTCAAATACCAAACTTTGACCTCTTTTATTTAATGAAGAAGAATCAAAATTTGGATACCCATAAATATACTGGTCATCATTTCCAAAGTCAATCCAGTTTTCATTTACGTTGTAAATTTCATAGTATCTTTCTCTGTCTAAAATAATGTCTCCCAATTCAGGTAAAACACCTACTTTTACCATCATTTCATGAACAAACCAAAACTGAACTTTTTGAGTATTTGAAGAACCATATTCTTCTATAACTTGTTGTTCGTCACTTCTATCTATGTAACATTTAATTAAAACAGGTTGATAGTACCATCTTGATAAAGATTCTCCATAAATGTTTACTTGAGAATTTTCAGCAGACACCTTATAATAAGGAACCTGCATAGACATTAGTCTTTTGTAACCTTCAGTAATACTTGTTACTTGAAAATCAATGTCATTGCCTGGAGCAAAGGGCATAGGCCTAGCTAAACCATCTGGATTAGATGGTAAAGCTTCGTAATCGCCAGGTGTTGTAACTTTTTGTCCTGGAGGTCTAAAAAATGCTCCTGGTTTATTTGCCATATTATAAAATGTAAATTGGTGAAGGTAAAGGAATTTGGTTTAAAATATAATTATTATATTCGTCTTCCATTTTTTGTCTTTCTAATTGTTTTTGTTTTGAAGTGTCATCTAAAATTAGTCTTAATTGAGTTAATAAGTCTTCTTTTTCTTTTTGAGACTGACTCATAAGATCACTTGAACTCATAGCTCCTATTTTGGGCACTTCAGCTCCAGGATACTTACCTCTTGAAAATCCTAAAATTTCTTTACAAATAGCTAAGGCATATTTCATAATCCAAGTTTTTCCTACTGAATTGATTCTTGAGTAAGTTGGATTAGCATAGGGAACATTAGAAATATCTGTTATAACAGGTTTGTCATAGGGAGGAACATTGCTGTTTAAGTTTTTATTTTGTTGTAAAACGTCACTTTCTTTAGAAAATTGTAACCACAGTTTATGTCCATTTCCTGGAGGAATAGGGAATATAGTTAAAATGTTGTTGTTTACACTAAAGCTGTATCCATTGTATCTTACATCCATTTGCATATTCCATTCTTGAATTCTTTGAATGTCAAAATAAACAGGCCATTGAATGTAACTATTGTAACCATAACCTCCATAAAAACCCCAAGAATCAGCAACAGGACCAACTCCACCTAAACCAGGATAAGGATTAGTCATCCATGCTTGAGCAGGAGGTGGTTGATAAAATACTTGAACAATTACTGGATTGTCTTTTATACTAATAAGACTTTCACTAACAAATAATTGTTTTAAATCATATGTTTGTTGACCATCTACTAAATCAATACTAGCACTGTAAACAGGAATATTTCTAATAAAAGCTTGATCTGCATAATTATTTGCAATTCTTATAGTACCTCCTAATGTTCTTTCTATAAGTCTTGTATTCATGTTGTAGTCAGACTTATAAGCAATATATTGTACTACGTGGTTAGTAGGATTTTGTGGATCACCTGTAACTACATAATTATCATTCATGTAATCTACTAAAACATATGGATCGTCTAAAGGATTAATAAAAGGAGTTGGGTCTTGAATAACAAAGTAAACGTCTCCTCCTTTCATGTAAGTATACTGTGGTAAAAAATTTCCACATTGACCTTGAATTCCAAAAGACTGAACTAAACTAAAGTCAGCTCTAGACATAGATGGAATTACACTAGCAGAAACAATAAATAAAGTGCTACCACTGTTTATTGCCCATTGCATTTCAGGAGCATTAGTAAAATCAGCTGCTGTTGCTTGTCTGATAGGACTAAATGACATAGAAGCATTAAAATAACTTACATCATAATCACATAAAAAGCTGTCTGTTTCACTTCCTTCCATAGACAAGTAGTTTTCTCTTATTTTATAAAGATAAACTTCATTTCCATATGTAGTTACAGCTTCTTCATAAGCAGCATAAATTTGAAAGTCTACTAATTCTACGTCAACTACACCAAAACCCAATCGTCTTGTTACATAAAAACAGGCTTTTTGTGCGTCTGTTTGAAATGAAGGATCATTATCATAATAACCCCAAGGCGTATTACCTGCTACAGGTAACAGGTCAGTGGTCGATAGAGCGTAATTGTAGTCTTGCATAATTATAGTCTATTATAAATATTACTCTCTTAATGTTTTGTAAATTTCTAGTATAGGTTCAACTATAGGATGTCTGTGGTTTGTTTTTAAGTGAAAATGACAAACACCTTCTACAGCTTGAGACACTGCTTTACTTACAAAAAACAATCCTGAGTCTTTCTTTTGTTTTAAGTCAATTTGACTTACGTCTCCTACTATACACATTTTACTTCCTTCACAAAGTCTAGTAATAGCCAATTCCATTTGGTTATCGGTTATGTTTTGAGCTTCGTCTAAAATAATAAAGGCATTTGAAAAATTTCTGCCTCTCATAAAAGCAAAAGGAATAATTTCAATTCTACCTTCTTGAAACTCTTTATCTATTTTTTCTTTATTGTATAATCTATACATGTTATCGTAGATAGGAGCAATAAAAGGATCTAATTTGTCTTTAAGACCACCAGGTAAAAATCCAATGTCTTCTCTAGCTGTAACTACAGGTCTAGCAACTATTATTTTTTCTACTTCTTTGTTAAATAACATGTCTAGTGCTGCTTGACAAGCTACAAGTGTTTTTCCACTACCGGCAGCACCTGTTAGTACTGTTATTGTATTTTGGAAAATTAAAGACTTAGCTTGTTTTTGATCAGAATCTAAAGCTACATTAAATTTAATTGGATTTTTTGGCTTACGCTTTTCTTTAAATTTGTCGTGATGAGTAACTACTGCATTAACGACTTTATCAACATTATTATCCATAACTTTGTGACTATAAATATGTAAAAAAGGCCCACCAAATGGTGGGCCTCTCTATTAGGTTAAATCAGACTACGATTAAACTACGTCTAAGTCAGCAACTTCGATCTTACCGTAGTAGTCAGGACGAAGCATTTTCTTAGCGTAACGAGTCATAACACCTTTACGTGGAGTGAAGGTATTAGGATCGTAGATAAGAGGAGTCATGATCAAAGGAACGTAAGGAGCATACACAGCACCAGTTTCGAGGAACTGAGTACCTTTGTAACCCAACAAGATAGTGTTCCACTTCATGTAAGGGTTCTTATATACTTTGTAACGACCGTTAATAGCACCAATTTTCTGAACTCCAAATGCATACTTCATTGTTTCAGCATCAGTGTTGTCAGCAGCAAATCCAGGAATAGATTCGAGGATAGT